AATGCCGATTGAAGCTATACGATCAATGCTATGACTGATCAATTATGGCGGGCAAAGGTAACGCACACACGCAAAGAAGCAATGCGCGTCATTAGCGAAATCAGGCAGGGTGATGTAAACGAGGAAGATTTAGATATGCTGCAAAACTTCGTGCAATTCTCGCTAGCACTGATGCTGATGGAAGGTGAGAAGAAGTGGGCTAGGGTTAAGGTTAACGCGGAACTAATGAACTATATGAAGGAGGGGGAATGATGAATAATCAAAACGTAATAACGCTACCGGCATCAATAAGTTACACCCCAGAACAAGCATTGAACTCTGCTTTAAAAGAGCCGCTCACTGACGTATTGATTATTGGCTATGACAATGAAGGGGAGTTATTTATTCGTTCGTCAAAAATGAACCGAATGGATGCTTTATGGATGGCAGAAAAAGCTAAAGATTGGTCGCTATGGGGTGGGTTATGACAAGAGATGACATAGTAAAGATGGCGCATGAAGCAGGTTTAGTAATGCCCACGGCTGGCATTACTGAAAATCAATGGAAATCACTTGAGATATTTGCTGACTTAGTTGCGTTAGCAGAACGTAAGAGAACATGGCTACCAGCTGATTGGCTTGATTACGAGAAAAATATCGCAGCTATGGAACGCGAGGCGTGTGCGAAGGTGTGTGAAAAAGTTGGGGAGCATCAACCGATAACCCCAAGACATTGCGCCGCCGCTATCCGCGCAAGGAGAAATTAACGTGCTATCAACTTCAACAGGATACGTTTATGAACGCATTCCATATCATCCAATAGCAACAAAAAACGGAACAGTCTTGCAACATCGAAAGATTTGGTTTGATGCAAACGGCACAATTCCTGATGGATTTGTTATTCATCATATTAATGGAGATAAAACAGACAATTGTCTTGAAAATCTTGAGCTGTGCAGTAGGTCTGAACACATGAAAAAACATTATCCAAATGGGTTTTGTTCGGATGCGTGGAATAAAGGCAAAACAGAATGGTTGAGCGTTAATTGTGATGTGTGCGGCAAAATATTTACTCGATTTGCAAAAGAAGTTCGCAAAACCAGAAAACGTAATCAACGAACTGTTTGTTCTATTAAATGTAGGTCAACAAGAAAAAATAGCGCAAGGGGGCAAGCATGACTGACAAGCAACCGGAGGCACTGATGTACGCAGACAAACTTGAGAAGGTATTCGGGCTTATTGAGTATGCCGATGAGATGCGCCGACTGCATGAAGTGAATGCGGAGTTAATTCGAGTACTGGGGATAGCATATGACCGTCTTCCAGACAGTGACGAATTTGATTGCATTGCTGCTGCGGTTGATAACGCGGAGGGGAAATGACACAATACAAACGCGAAGTGATGCAACTGGCACTAAATGCCTTGGAAATATACGGAGCGCAAGCACCGGCGGTAAACGACACAATCGAAGCACTCCACGCCTGCCTTGCGCAGCCTGAGCAGGAGCCGGTGCAATGGCAAAAGCGACATACTATAAAAACAGTATCAATCTGGGAAAGCACTAATGAGCATGATGCAAAGTGGTGGCGTGATAACTCGGAAGATTGGGAAATTCGCGCACTCTACACAGCACCACCAAGGCGCGAATGGGTAGGGCTGACTGATGGTGAATATGAATTAATGGCAGAGAAGCGCGTTACTAATTATTTTTTTAACACTTTAGATTATGCCCATGACATCGAAGCAAAGCTGAAGGGAAAGAACACATGATTTCAGAACTATTTGACGACACAATTAAATTTTTAATTGTGTATTTTGTAATTTCATTTCCGTTAGCAATTTGGAAAATTATTGATATTTTTAAAATATTGCTGATAAATTTAAGCTAAAGGAGAAGAATATATGACTGATAAAGAACTATTGCAGCGATGGATAAAGCCTTATGCGATAGTGCCTGTAACTATGGACGCAACTCGTATCCTTGTTGATGGACTTAGAGAAAGACTAGCGCGGCCTGAGAAAGAATGGATAGGGCTGACTGACAGGGAGATAAGCGAAGCATGGTTTACAGGTGAGCCATACGACAAGGTAGTACGTATGTTGGAAGCTTTGCTAAAGGAGAAGAACTCATGACTAAAGAGGAAGAAGTATTTTGCTTGCTTGAAGATTTAATTAACATTCATTGCGCAGAACTACCTACTTATATTATTGTTGGTATTTTGCAAAGTGTATGTTTTCAGCTTATGTACGGCGCAACAAAAGTAAATGAAAAGCCAGTATAAAAAGCTGTACTACGTTCGCACAGCGTGGAAAGCGTTTGCTGGTGGTGGAGGTAGAAACTATTTGGCTACGCCTTTACTTACAAGGGCTATACGCATGAATAAGAAGCTAAAGCTGGTGGAAAGGCAGATTGACGTAAGAGAGCGTGGTAAAAAGCCATACGTTTTGAAAGGAAGTTGGTTATGACGGCAAAGAACGATATAACTGGTGATAGTATCGTAAGCAAAATTAATAGCGATAAGTACCGCGATGCATTTGATGTGATTTTTGGTATAGATAAATGCAAGGTATGCGGCAAAGTAAGCCCGCCAGATGGGGATTATCACGTTCATACTTACACACCGAAAGAAATTAATGAGCGATAAGAACGTCCAAGCAGTACGGCAAAAGATGGCTGATAGGGCTGAGTTTGGAATGATGAAGTACGGCGTATCTACTGAGCGTGGAGACTTGACTCACAAGCAATGGTTGATTCATGCGCAGGAGGAAGCAATGGATTTGGCGGTATATTTGCAGCGTATTATTGACGATATAAATGACTAAAGACGAGAAGCGTTATCTATCAAAAGTGGCTGATATTGGTTGTATAATCTGCTTTAGACAAGGTAACGCTGGAACTTGGGCGGAAATTCACCATGTTAGAGGCTTGGGGCTTGGGATGGGCGTGAGAAATACTCATTACAATACTGTCCCGCTCTGCGTTTTTCATCATCGTGGCAATGAAGGTTATCACGGCATGGGACGTAAGGCATTTGAGCGCAAATACGAAGTTACCGAGCAGCAACTACTTGAGCAAGTAAAGGAAATGCTAAATGAAAAAACCAACTAAGTCAGAGATGAAACCCAGCAAAGTTATGTCTGGTAAAGAAGAAAAGAGCGGCAAGAAGGGCAAAATAGAGATTGAAATTTCGCTGCCTATGCGTGGTATGCGCACAGCAAAGAACAAGGCTAAAAAGAAGTGAGTCATCAAAGCCAGTTAGATTTTGTTGCTAGTGTTAAAGCTAAATTCCCTGAATACTTTTCAAATAAGAAAGTATTAGAGATAGGGAGCCTTGATATTAATGGCTCTGTAAGGCAATTCTTTACAGATTGCACGTATATCGGCGTGGATCTCGGTGCTGGTGCTGGTGTAGATATTATTGCTCACGGCGAGAATCTAGTATTTCCTGCTAATACGTTTGATGTTGCTATATCGTGCGAGTGTTTTGAACATAATCCTGAGTGGATAGCTACATTTAACAACATGATCAGAATGTGCAAGGGGTTGATGATTATGACTTGCGCTACTACAGGCCGCCCTGAGCATGGTACAAGCCGCACAAGCAGGGCAGATGCACCTTTTTGCGGTGATTACTATATGAATCTTACTGAAAACGATATTAAGACTAATTGCAACTTTAATAAGTTTACTGAATACGGTTTTTCTACTTGCGATAGTCCAGCAGACTTGTACTTCTGGGCATTGTGTAAGTAGTTCCAAGACGCATGAGGATTGTTCAATGCTGATCCTAGGCAGCGACCACAAAGAGAGAATAATCCTCATCCGTGTTGGGGATTTTAGCGGGACAAGCCGCTGTCATAATGAACAACCGGCGACCAATATGACGGCTCGGAAAGACGAGCACCAATACGCATGAGGATTAGTTACAAGCAATGATATAGACTATTTACTAGGTGATGCCTTGCGCTAGTCTTCAGCCGTGTTGGTAGCAACTAACAACTATTAGTTGACAGTTGAAAGAATACGGACAAGTCGGCTCGACTGCAAAACATTCTACCAACAACCATTTATAGCAAAATATAACTAAGTATAAGGCTGTATAAGATGCAAGCTATTGTTATCTGCACGGTAAACAATGTCGGACTTGATGTGCTGCTTGCTTCTATTAAGGTCTACGCACCTAATATTCCCGTATATCTAGCTGGCGCAAAGCGTGAGGGAACTATCTGGCTACCGAACATGGAAAGCAACTTCGGCGATGCTTATAACGTAGCTATAGACTGCGCATTCAGGGACGGCTATGACTCTATCATTATGGCTAACGATGACGTAGTGCTGACACCTACGACCATGAAGCTAATGGCTAATGATTGGGATGACCTACAGGATTACAGCGTAGGCATCATGGGGGCTAGGTCAGACTATGTGCTGCCAGACCAAAATATCCGCGTACCAATACCAGACGATAAGTTTATTGCATTGCAATATGTTAGTGAATCTTGCATGAAAGAAACATCAGTTATTGCTCCTATATTTGCAGCCATTAGCAAAAAAGCATGGGATACGGCTAAGTTTCCATCAATTAACTGGTATTCTGATAATATAATATGCAACGATCTAGCTGCGGCTGGATATAGGCACTTTGTAAGTCGTGGATACGTACATCACGCAGGAAGCCAGACAGTAGGAACAGACTTTACTAAATGCCACGAGGAACCGAGAGCGTGGATAAAGGCCAATAGGCCAGATGTGTACGAGGAATATTATGGCTGAGTTTAAGCGCTTACCAACGCAGGATGAGCTATCTAGAATGCTGTATTTGCAGCAACTTACTGGAAAATCAGGAACAGAAATTTTTAATGAGAACCTTAATGCTGGTTCGACTGTAAAGTCATTGCCTGATAATTTCTTTCAGAGGCTATCCAGCGGTGCTAATACAGCCAAAAAAGGCGTGAATGACTTTGGTGCTTACTTAGGAGTCCCGAATTTATCAGCAGCTACTAAAAAACTATTCCCCGGCTACGTAGGCAATTCTAAAGTAAGCATACCAACTGGCTTTAACTTCGCTCCTAAGCAAGACCCTATGGGCGGCGTAGTGCCACAAGGCTTGCAGACACAACAGGTAAACGTAGACCAACTTCTAAAGGCTATTAAGCCTGCTGACTTAACCCCAATACCTGCTTACGAGAAAATCTATGGTGATATTGGGGCTGGTAACGCTCCAAAGCCATTGGATGTAGCAGAAGTGGCTGCAACTGCGTTTGTGCCAGCTAAAGCAGGTATGGCTGCCGGTAAGGGCTTGCTGAATGTTGCTGAAGCTACTAAGGGGCTTCCGGTAGGTATGAGTATTAAGGATGTAAGCAAAGCAAGTACAATTTTGCCTGACGAGTCTTTTGTAAAAGGCGTTAAGTCTGGTGAAGAAATGTTTGTTCAACATAATCTTTCGGCTGATAAGCTTATTAAAGCTGATAAGTTAGGTGGTATGCCTGTTCCTTCTTTAGCTATTTCTAAGTCTGGTGCGCCTCTTGAAGGTTTTGGGGATATAACTTTAGTCGGGTCAAAAGAGTTAGCATCGCCATCCGCAAAAAATCCAGTGTATAAATCTGATGCGTATACAAAAACAAGACCATACATAGAATACAAAATTGATAGAAAATCAGAAGATAATTTAAAAAATATATTTTTTGATGTTTTTGATAAAGTACCAGACGCAAATCATTCTTTTTATAGAGTTTTTGATAAATGGAATGAAAGAGGAAATGAAGATATTTTTAGAGCAAAATTTCTTAATGAAAAAGGATTATTGCCAAATAAAAATGAATTTAAGCAATCTTATGAATTTTCTGATGAAATGGGAAATATCATTCGTCAGTTAAAGCCAGAATATGAAACTTGGTTAAATAATTTTGATAATTCATTGCCAGATTTAGGAGTTAATGTAAAAGAAACTATTTTTAAAGGTAGAACGTCATCAGGAAAGGCAAGATATGCACCTGTTACGCTTGAAAATATTGTTAAAGAAATGAAAGGTGGAGCTGGTAGCCAGAATTGGCATGGTGTTGGTCAATTAAGAGCAGTAGCAACTCCTAGATTTAAAAATTTTGCTGAAGTAAAAGCCAGTAGAGAAAAATTGCTTTCTGGTGAAGAAATGAGCAAAATTAAAGAACAATCAGATAGCGCATACAATGATCTTACTAATAGGTTATATGAATTAAAAAGATACCGTGCTGATGATGCTTTACTAGAAGTAGCAGAAACAAAAAGTTTATCTGCTTTGGATAGGATATATGGAGATAAAATGACTCCAGAAATTAAAGCAGATGTATATACTTATTTGAATAAGCTTAAAGAATTGCCAACTGAATATTTTGAAATCAAGCCACAAAGGGCAATGGATATTGGTGAGTTTGCGGGTGCAATTATCCCAGTTGATTCGCCTAAATCAGTAAGAGATATATTGCAAAAACGTGGGGTGCAAAATGTTTATGAATACTCAACACCACAAGAGCGAAAAGACTTGATTAAAAAGTTTGGCAAAGAAATGTTTGCTGCGGCTCCTGTAACAGGTGGGCTATTAGGATCACAAGAAGAACGTAAGTAACCGCATGACACCAGAAAGGTAATGCAAAAATGGAAACAGAAATCAGCAAAGTGCAGGATGATGCACGAATGGCAAACCTTACTAACATGGGTAAGGGTAGAACTAAGGGAGTACCTAATAAGTCAACGCAAATAGTACGAGAGGCCATTGCTAATCTACTAGAGCGCAATGCTGGCAATATGGACAGATGGCTCAATGAGGTGGCTGCTGAAGACCCTTACAAGGCATTAGACTTGATGAACAAGCTAAGTGAGTATCACATACCTAAGCTAGCTAGGACTGAAGTAACAGGTGCTGATGGTGGGGCACAGCAAATGGTAGTTACATGGCAGAAGTAATAGAGATCGCTTACAAGCCCCGCAAGGAGCAGGTAGAGATCCACGAGGCAATTGACAACTATCGGTTTACAGTTGTGGTCGCGCACCGACGCATGGGCAAAACTGTCTCAGCTATCAATCATCTTATAAAGGCAGCCATACAGTGTGATAAGCCTAATCCTCGATTTGCCTATATTGCTCCTACTTACGCTCAGTCAAAGCGTGTTGCGTGGGACTATCTACTTGAATTTACTCGTCCACTTGGCGCAACGGCTAATATCTCTGAGCTTAGGGTGGATTTTTGGGGTAAGCGCATTAGCCTTTACGGTAGCGACAATCCCGATAGTCTTCGTGGTCAGTATTTTGATGGGGTGGTGCTTGACGAGATTGGCGACCAAAACCCGAAAATCTGGAACGAAGTAGTTAGACCAGCACTGGCTGACCGTATTGGCTGGTGCTTGTTTATTGGCACTCCTAAAGGCCGTAACCACTTTGCTGACTTTAGAGATAGGGCGGCTGTTACTGAAGGCTGGAAGCTGCTTGAATACAAGGCTAGTCAAACAGGTGTGCTGCGAGACTCAGAGCTACGTGAAGCTGAAGCTGAAATGGGCTCAGATAAGTACCGACAAGAGTTTGAATGCGACTTTAACTCAGCAGTAGAGGGTAGCTACTATGGCGCGATTATCAACACTATCGAGGAAAAAGGCCATATCACCCGCATTGAGCGCGATGATCTTTGCAGGTCTTTTGTTGCTTGGGACTTGGGTATGGGCGACTCTACTTGTCTTTGGGTGGCTCAACTGGTTGGCAAGGAAGTTAGGCTTATTGACTGCGTCGAGAACCACGGACAAGGTCTGGACTGGTATGTACGATGGTTGCAAGAGCACGACTATGCAGGCTGGACGCAGATACTCCCGCATGACGTTGAGGTCAGAGAGCTTGGCACGGGCAGAAGTCGCAAAGAAGTACTCATCGAGGCTGGGCTAGACATAACTGTCGCACCTAGGCTGTCAGTAGCTGATGGCATTCAAGCTGTTAGGCGACTGTTACCGCGGTGCTGGTTTGACCCAAAGACTAAGCAAGGGCTGGATGCACTAAGGAACTACCGGCGTGAGCATGATGAGAAGCGCAATGTATTCTACGAAAAGCCCCTGCATGACTGGGCATCACACTACTCTGATAGCTTTAGATACCTAGCTGTAGGGCTTGACGAGAGCGATAGTTCGTGGAGTAGCACATTGCCTAATAACACAAAATGGGTTGTATAATTGGAAAAATTCTCCAAAAGGCAAGTTATGGATCAAGAACAAATCAAAGGCATCATTGAATCTGAGATTGATGACTCTATCGGGTACATTGACACCGATACCACGGATGAACGCTCAAAGGCTCTTGAATACTACTTGCGCAACCCTTACGGGAATGAAGTAGAAGGACGCAGCCAGATTGTTACCGGCGAGGTAGCAGAGGCTGTAGACGGTGCGCTTCCTCAACTTATCCGAGTATTCACTACCACTGAAGACATTGTCCTGTTTGAACCGCAATCAGCAGGTGATGAAGCCGCAGCAAAGCAAGCCACTCAATATTGTAATTGGGTGTTCTACCGTGACAATGCAGGTATGCTTATCCTTCACAACTGGTTTAAAGATGCTCTACTCCAAAAAGTAGGCGTAGTAAAAGCTTACTGGGATGGCAAGGAAGATGTCACAAAAGAAACTTACAAGAATCTTACAGATGATGAACTAGCACTGCTCTTGTCTGATGAGACGATGGAAGTGGTTAGCCAGAAGACAGAT